GTCTGCTACCTGCCCAAGTCGAGCTCCTCGCCCCTGAGCGCGTCCAGGTCGAGACCAACAGCCGCATCATCTGGAGGATCGACGGCACCGAGGTCGACCCCGCCTCCATCTGGCACGTCAAGGCGTTCACCGCCCCCGGCCAGGTCCTCGGCCTCTCCCCCATCCAACACGCCCCGCCAGGCCATCGGCCTCGGCCTCGGCGCCGAGAAGTTCGCGGCCCAGCTGTTCGGGAACAGCGCCATCCCCGCCGGGGTCCTCACCACCGACCACGACGTCGACCAGGACACCGCCGACCACTGGCGTGCCCGCTGGCGCCAACAGGACCGCGGCATCGCCGTCATCGGCGGCGGCGCCAAGTTCCAACCCGTCACCATCCCCCCCGAGGAGTCCCAGTTCCTGGAGACGACCCAGGCGAACGTCCGCACCATCGCCCGCTACTTCGGTGTCCAGCCCGAGCTCATCGGCGCCGACTCCGGCAACAGCCTGACCTACGCCAACGTCGAGCAGCGCGCCCTCGACTTCCTCACCTTCGGCCTCCGGCCCTGGCTGGTCCGCCTCGAAACCGCCCTGTCGGCGCTCTTGTCCTCGACGACCACGGTCAAGTTCAACGCCGCCGCGCTGGTCCGCACCGACCTCCTCACCCGCTACCAAGCGCACGAGTCAGCCATCAGGGCCGGCTGGAAACTCCGCTCCGAGGTCCGCGAGCTCGAAGACCTCCCCCCCATCGCCGGCATCGACGACCAGCCCGAACCCGGAGGTGCCGTCGCATGATCCACGAACGCCAGTACACAAGCTCCCTCCATATCCGGGATGGAGGCGACGGCCGCACCCTGGTCGGCCCCCTGCTCCCCTGGGGCACCGAAGCACGCGTGGTCGACCGGGGCCGGCTCGTCACCGAAACCTTCCAACGAGGCGCCCTCGACGGCACCAACCCGGCCACCATCCCGCTCACGGCCACCCACCCGCGCGACGCCGGCACGTTGCCGATCGGCGTGACCCTCGAGCTACGTGACGAAGCCGACGCCCTCCACGGCGCCTGGCACGTCAGCAAGACCGCAGTCGGTGACGAGGTCCTGGAGCTGGCCCGCGACGGAGTACCCCTCGGCCTCTCCGTCGGGTTCGCCGAGGTCCCCGGTGGAAGCCGCTGGTCCGCCGACCGGCAGCGCGTCACCCGCACCAGGGCCGCCCTCGACCATGTGGCAGTGGTCCGGCAACCCGCCTACCTCGGCGCCGGCGTCGCCGGGGTGCGACAGGCAACCGCAGCAGCCGAGAACATGAACCTCCTCCTCACCCTCCTCCGCCGGGGCCGTGGGTAAGAGCGGCGGCAGGGTGGTGTACCGGGCTCCCAAGCGCGGCGGCAAGGGCCGACACTGCCTCGGCTGCTATCGCCCCATCGTCTACGGGGAACGCTGCCCACCCTGCGCCGGCCTGGTGCGCACCAAGGCCGCCAAGCGCCGCCGTCGCCGATGACCCGCACCCTGCTCCGCCCATGCATCGGCTGCGGCACCACCGTCCGAGGCAAAGCCCGATGCCGCGACTGCCAAGCCCTAGCCGACCGGGCCAAGCGGGCACGACGCCCCGACCTCGACGACGCCAAGGAACGCGAACGCAGACGCCGCGTTGTCGCCGACCACCGCGCCCTCCTCGGCGACTGGTGCCCCGGCCTACCAGACCTGCGCCGACCCGCCCACCCAGCCGCCGACCTCACCGCCGACCACGTGAAAGAGGTGGCAGCAGGTGGCCGCCCCGATGGTCCGCTGGTGGTGCGCTGCCGCAGCTGCAACGCCGCCCGATCGGCGCACCTCAACCGCCGAACCGCCCGAGTTCTGACAAGCCGGACACCTCCCCACCCGTCGCCAGCCGAACGGCCGATTACATACCGCGACGGCGACGATCCGGGTCCGGTGGCTGCGTGAGGACGCTGCTACTCGGGGAGATCCTGGGACAGTTCCTGGAGGATCTCACCGGCTCTTATCCGCAGCTGGTCGGCCGTTACTGCACCGCGTTCCCTGGCCAGCCTGAACACCAGCAGCATGGCCAGGTTGCACTGGCCGGCGACGATGAGGGGGGCGCCCGGGGTGTCCGGGTCGTTCAGAATCCGCGCGATGTGCTCGGCGGCGCAGAGGCGGTCCTGCTCCATCCACAAGGTCACGAACTCAATGGCGATGCGGGTCCCGGCGGTTGCCGGGTTCATCTCACTCATGGCGCCAGGATAGGCCCATGAAGGCTGGCCCCAAGGCCGCCGTCGATGGCTCTCCGCTGCCCCTGCGCGGATCGAGACGGCGCGAGCTGGCGGTGGCACGGTTCGCCATCGACTACATACGGGTGCCCCGTGGCCATGGTGTCCGCAAGCCGCTGCGGTTGCGGCCCTGGCAGCGGGAGCTGGTCGCCGCGACCTGGGATTCCAGGCCTGCGCCGCGGGTGGCCGGGTGGATGCTCGGCCGCGGGAACGGCAAGACCTCAATGTGCGCCGTGCTGGCCCTGTACGAGCTTCTGGCGGGCGTAGACGGCGCGCAGGTCGTGGTGGTCGCCACCGACGAACGACAGGCCTCCCTGGCGTTCCGGGCCGCCGCCAGGATGGTGGAGCTCCACCCGGCGCTGGAGGCCAGAGTCCAGGTGTACGCCGACCAGCTCACCGTCCCGGCGCGTGGCGCTAGCTTCCAGGTCCTGCCGGCGGTGCCGAAGCGGCTGGAGGGCCTCGACTACACCCTGGCCATCGTCGACGAAGCCGGCCGGGTCGACACCGACGTGTACGAGGTCGTCACCCTGGCCAGCGGCAAGCAGAAGGCCTCCATGGTCCTGGCCATCGGCACCCCGGGTCCGGAGCTGGAGCAGACGGTGCTGGGGCGCCTGCGCACCTACGCCCTCGACCACCAGGACCCCCTGGTGGTCTGGCGGGAGCACAGCGCCGCCGGGTTCGAGGACCACCCGGTGGACTGCGCCCATTGCTGGGAGCTGGCCAACCCCGCCCTTGGCGACTTCCTGGCCGAGGACGGCCTACGGGCCTGCCTACCCCCGAAAATGAGAGAAGCCAGCTTCCGCCGGGCCCGGCTGTGCCAGCTCGTCGACCAGCTCGAGGACGCCTGGCTGCCCCCGTCCGCCTGGGCCTCATGTTCAGATGCGAACATCAGCATCCCCGATGGGGCCGAGGTGGTGCTCGCCTTCGACGGCTCGTTCAACGGCGACACCACCGTCTTGACCGTGGCCACCGTCGACCCCCGCCCTCACGTCGACCTGGTGGAGCTGTGGGAGGCCGCCGGCACCCAGGTGCCGATCGTCGACGTCGAGCAGGCCATCAGGCAGGCGTCCCGCCGCTGGCGGGTGCTGGAGATCGCCGCCGACCCGTTCCGCTGGGCACGCTCCCTCCAGCTCCTCGAAGGCGAAGGGTTGCCGGTCATGGAGTACCCGCAGTCCCCGGGCCGGATGACCCCGGCCACGGCCCGGTTCTACGAGGCCGTCGTGAACCAGCAGCTGACCCACTCGGGGGACTCGCGGCTGGCCCGCCACATCGGGAACGCCGTGCTCCGGGAGGACGCCCGGGGCGCCCGGCTGGCCAAGGAGCGCAAGGACTCACCGCGGCGGATCGACGCCGCGGTGGCCACCGTCATGGCCCATGACCGGGCCGCCGCCCTGGCCGGCGTCACCAGGGACAGCATCTACATCTGACCGAGCCACAACCCCGGAGGCGCTCTCCGTCGCCTCCGAGATCATGACCGGGACCGGACGGTGGGGGCAGCTCGATCCCAGGGCAGATGGCCAGCCCGGGTGGTCGGACGGTGAGCGCAGGCAACGATCACCGCCCTACCTAAAGAACCCCGGCTACCCTACCGCCGTTACCTGCTACCCAGTAACAGGCGAACGCCCCCGGCCGTGGTAGCGACCGAAGGCGTCCGCATCCCCATGCGTTGCACCACCAGAACGAGCGCTTACGGGCCGCCAGGCGTTACGTTGACGGGCGGCTCCTGGCCAGGCAGGTCGAGCGTGGACACCAGCCGATAGGCCGCATCCCAGCCACGATCGATCCCGATCGCGCGCTTGACGAACTGCCACTCCTCGTCGGTCACCTCGACCAGGTTCACCGCCTTCCACGACACCGTGGTCGCCCGGTCGAGCTGCCGCAGCGCCTCGGTCACAATCGGGCCCTGGGTTTGGAGCACCGCGACGGCGGTGTTCACCTCGGCCCGGACGTCGACTGGCACTAGGTAGGTAAGGTCGCGCGGCTCGGTCATGGCAACACCTCCTCTAGAAGAACCGCCCAGCGGACGAGCGCATTTCGTCCGTCCCTGACGCCGGGCTCGACGGGCAGGTTGAGGTCGTAGGCTTCGTGGACCAGGCGCGACACCTCGGCGGCTGCCTGGGTGACATCCAGGACCAGCACACGCCGGCGGCGCGGGATATCGTTCGGGTCGGGCATGAGGCATGCTCCTCGTGTCCCATGGGGCCGGCGCGGTAGGTCGCGTGCGGCCCCGCTAACGGTCGGCAGGGCCCAAGGAGGCGGCCCGCGGACACGCGGGTTTGCTAACAGCTTTGCTAACAGCCGGACTGATCCAGGCTGGTCCGAATCGAACAAGGCTGGATGATGGGTCCGAGGAACGCGCTGGCCAGCGGCTTTGGTGAGGCTGAGGCGGACCGGGCGAGCCTGAGCCGGACAGCGGCGCTTTGTTCCACCTCTACTACGACATCTAGCCGCCCGCAGTCTGTTGCTGCTGGTCATGAGCCTGCCTCCGTTGCTCCCGTGGCGGAGGCAGGCTCGTTTGCCATCTGAAATCACCCCGGAAGTGTGATGCCCGGCCCCCGGGGGCCGGGCATCATGTTGGCCGGTTCGGACGAGGGACAAGGGACAAGGGGTGAAGCCGGTGACCGATCAGATCTCCACCTCCAAAGGGGACATCCAGCTCAACCGCAGCCTGGTCGTCGGAGGGGGGGTTCTTGTCGCGCTGGGCGGGCTGATCGGGTTCGCCGGCATGGTGCTGGTCTCCTCCGCGATCATCTCGGCGA